CAATTATGCGTTTTACGTAGGAGGTGATAGACACAACGGTTTCAGTGGTTATCTCGTTGGATAAAAATTGTGAAGGTATAATAAATGGTACCCACGACAGGATACGACGAGATGGATCCGATGGAACTCATTCGGTTATTACGCAACCAGCGCCTCGCCGAGGTGGATTGGATTTTCTCCACGGATTACCATATCCCAAATCAGATGAGAGACGAGTGGACGCGGTACCGCCAGGCGCTCCGCGACCTCCCTTCGCTCACCGAAGACCCGGAGAACCCCGTGTGGCCCGAAAAACCTACGGTCAACCCGAGCGGGGGGTCCACCGTGAGCGTCGACCTCGACCACCTCGCGGGTATCGCGTCGCAGGTCACCCTCCTCCAGAACGTGGTTTTCAGTCTCACGAAAAGAATCGAGCAACTCGAACAGGCTTAAAAATTATGTCAGTATACAGTATAAAATGTCCGGCGGAATCGCCCAACTCGTCGCCGTGGGCGCTCAGGATGCGCACCTCGTCGGCGCCCCCGAAGTTAGTTTCTTTCGCTCAACGTACAAACGACACACAAATTTCAGTCAGACCTGCGAGCGTCAGGTCATCCAGGGCAACGTCAACAACAACGGCATGTCCACCGTGCGCTTCGAGCGCAAGGGTGACCTTCTCAACTACGTGTACTTCGCACCCTACGTCGTCGTCGACGCCGACACGGCACCCGTCTCTGATTGGACCACCCTAATCTCTAAGGTCGAGCTCTTGATCGGCGGTCAAGTGGTTGACACCCAGGACTCCACGTACTCCACGCTCATCGCGCCCACCCTTTCCGCCACTAACTTCTCCAAGTCCGTGGCCGGTGGTCTCTACGACGGTGCGGGTACTGCCAAGTTCTACCCGCTTCGGTTCAGCTTCTGCGAGAACTGGCAGAGCGCGCTCCCGTTGGTGGCCCTCCAGTACCACGACGTCGAAATTCGCATCACCTGGGGTGGCAGCGCCTCGAGCTGGGGCTGGAACGTCTACGCAAACTTCGCGTACCTCGACACCGACGAGCGCGCCGCGTTCAGCTCCGGGTCCCATAACATGCTCATCACCCAGGTCCAGAAGAGCATCGCGTCCAAGAGCCTGATCCAGGAACTCAACTACAATCACCCGATCAAGTACCTCGCCGCCGCTAAGGGCAGCGCCATGTCCATCCTCCACGAGGCGAACAAGCTCAAGCTCCAGATCAACGGTACTGATATCGGCGATTACAAATTCGCCGATCCCAACTTCACGTCCGTGCCCCTCTACTACCACACGTCAAACTCCAGTGTCAAGGGTACGAATCTTTTCTTCGTGCCTTTCTGCCTCGACGCTGCGAAGCTCCAGCCCACCGGTAGTCTAAATTTCAGCCGACTCGACTCGGCTCGGATCCAGTCCGCAGGCCACGCCGGTGCTGGTGTCGGTAAGTTCGACGAGGACATCTACGCCGTCAACTACAACGTACTCAGGGTGGAGAACGGCATGGCTGGCCTTTTATATTCTAACTAAATAGTAAGTATGTGGAAAACAATCTTCCTCCTAGCAGTCGTCTTTGTATTGACGTATAACCCAAGGTCACAGACTCTCGAGAAGTTCGTGGGTCAGCCCACGCCGCCGACCGAGAAATCGTGCCAGGCCACGCATTACCAAGCCGTGCAATTCGCAACCACCCCGTACCAGTGTCCGAAAGACGACAGGGTTTCCATGGGCGTGATCACTACTTAAAAGAAAAAATCGTAGGTACAGTAAATGATCCCGATCGACCGTGAAATTCTCACCACCATCGCCGCAATCGCCTGCATCGCCGGCCTCGTCTTCCTCTTCAGGGAGCTGAACAAGGCGAAGCAGGAGGTCGACGAGCTCAAGGTTTTCTCAGCGCACGTCGCGCGCCATCTTTCCCAGTCCAGCGGTGGCGGCGGTGCGAAAGAAGAACCCGCGCTCGTCGCCGAGGAGGTGGAAGAAAAATCCGAGGAATAAGAATGTCAGCCTATTGTAGAAACGCGCATGCGCGATGAAAAAGCACAAGGCCATAGCGATACCAGTTAGTTTCAACGGTGATCAACCGCGGTTCTTGACCGTGCGCGATTGGCGGTTCAAAGATTGGATTTTTGTCACGGGCGGATGTCGCCGAAGGGAAATCACCAACCCGATCCGGTGTGCGCTTCGAGAACTCGAGGAGGAGACCCGCGGGGTTCTCAACTTGAAAAACGGTGAGTACATGGATTTCAAGTTTACAGTCAAGGAAAGTCCCACGGTGGACCTCGAGTATAACTGTTTCGTGTTCTTCGTGGATTACGACAGGGTGGAGCAGCACGGACAGGTCAAGCGATTCTACGAGGAGAAGGCCAAGATGCAACTGAAAAAACTACACAACCAACCCATTCGCAAGACCTTCGACGAGAACGATCACATGAGCTACGACACACTCCCCGAGTTTAATTCGCGTAAGCGATGGAAGTTGATCATAGATAATGTCATTAAAAATCCAGAGTTTTACAGGTGCATGCAAACCCCCGATAGAAAAACCTTCAGTATAAAATAATGAAATCGAAAGCTTTCATACTGAGACAAATCTCTGAACTTCTCGAGAAGAACCGGGGTCTGTGCGACTCCGAGATCGAGGATTGGGTCAGGGAAAATGAGAAGATGACCGTCTACGAACTCCTCACCTTTAAGAAGGAACTGAGCGAAACGAAGATTTATCAGGACGTCTCCTGTTCGTCGAACTGGTTTAGAGACGAGGATTAATATGTATGTAAAGTAAGTATGTTCAAAAGTTGGTGTTCCCAGAACGGCTTCTTGAGAAAAGTCCCCAACCCATCACACGTGCTCCTGGACGGCGGATGCCTGTCCGTGCCGTATGATAGATTGGACGAATTTTACGACAAATACATCGAGGCTGTGCAAGCTGACGAGAAAGTATTCGTCGTGGAACAGAAAACCCCGACGTATAACTTTTTCGTAGACCTCGATTACAAAGCCGACGACGGTCTCGGCATAGACGAGATCAGTCAGATATCCACCGTGATATGTAGATGCGTGAAAAAGTTCGGGGGAAAAGAGTGTATCGTGTCCGTCGCGCAACCCAAGAAGGCTGGTGAAAAAATCAAGACGGGTGTGCACCTCAATTGGCCGGGTTTCGTTGTCGAACAGACCGCCGCGGTGTACCTGCGACAATACATCATCTCCGATCTCTTCGGTTACGACCGAGGAACTGAGTGGGACGCGATCGTGGACTCGAGCGTCTACGGCGACCCCGCGCGCCGGACCAAGGGGAGCGGGTTTCGTATGCCCTGGTCGCACAAACTCGCGAAAGGGGTGGTCGAGGGTATGTACCTCCCGCTGTTCAAGTACACGTGGCCGCTTTCGTCACTCTCGAGGATCCCGTCTGAACCGGACACGGCGATCCTCAAAGCCACGGCGGTCAGAACCGAAAAACCCGTGACGGCGGAGGCCCTACCGAAACCGAAACAGCGAAAGGAAGGTTCGTTTTCGACTGAACAGACCAAAGACGAGATCCACGACAGCGTCCTGCAGAATCGGTTGGAGACGTTCATACAGAAAAACATGCCCGGTCAGGGAGATGCGTTCCTGACTAAGATGTACAAGAGCAAGGACACGTTTCTCCTCTCCAGCACTTCAAAGTGGTGCGAGAATATTCAGAGGAAACACGGTTCGAATCACGTCTGGTTTTTGGTCAGCGGTAGACACATTCTGCAGAAGTGTTTCTGCACGTGCCCGACTCTCGACGGCCGCGCGGACGGATTCTGTAAAGATTTCGTCGGGCGGAGACACGAACTTTCCGAGGATATCGCGAAAGCGCTGTACCCGAACAAGGCTGAGATTTCCAAATGTAAGGAAATCAGGAAGTACATGGATAAACCGATGCCCAACGTCAAATCCCAGATCGAACATTTCATGAACAGATGGATGAAGGTGGACGAGGGTACGAAGGTCGTGGACATAAAACGGCAAAAAGGTGGGGCGCTCTCGGTGACGACGACCTCGAGGTTTTGTGAAACGGTCGGGGAGAGGCACGATAAGCTGATGACGTACACGGTGAAGAAGGGTCAAATCGTCCAGGCGTGCCCCGTGTGCAAAAAGTCGAAGCCCAGGACACACAAGCTGTCCCCTAACATCGTTAATCTACTTAAACAATAATGGGGTGTACAGTATAGATGACAACGTTGACGACAAGATCCGGACGAGCTGTTAAAAAACCGGTCGTATTCATTCCAGCAGAGAATGCCCTGGACGACGATTACTGCAGCGAGGACCACGACACCGATATCGGTTCCGACATAGACACCGAAGACGAATGCTACTCGGACGAGAGTGACGACGAGGGGGAGCACGACGATGATGACGACGCCGACGAGAACGGTAACCTCAAGGATTTCATCGTCGACGACGAGGATGAGAGTGAGTCAGAATAAGCTTAAAAAAATAGAGCGGTGTTAGTAGTAATATGATGGAATCTGACATGGGCAACCCCATCGAGTACAACCCTGACATCGACCCCCTAAACAATCACGAAGAAAACGAAAATTCAGTTCAAGAGCCGCAGCAGCAATATTACATGCAGGCGCCGCCACACCCGGAAATGTATGTCCCTCAACAGGAGAAAGAATCAGTCGACCTGTTCAAGAACGTCGATAAATCCACGTGGATCATAGCGTTCGCTGTATTTTTACTCGGCTTTTTCATGGGGAAAACTATGCAACCGGTCATTCTCCGGTACGCCTAAGCTTCGACGGTCTCCTCGAGGTACGGCGACCCGCTCATCCAGCTTCCACGTGGAAGCGTGTCGTGTGCGATGAAGGTTCCCATGTCCCCCTTTTTGAAAACCGCCCCGTATGTTTCCAGGCCGGTATCTTCGATGAATCCGACCGCCGCGGGTGGTGCGACCGCCTCCTCTTTCTCGATAACTTTGTTTTTTAAACGCATCGGCGATTTAAAAAACAAAATGAAGAATGCCCCGACTGCGAGTACAGTTAAGACAATAGCGAACATCTTTTAATAGTATTACATATTTATTTAAGCTGAGGAGGATACTTCAGGTTCACCGCCTTCTTCGGTGATTTCCCCGAGTTTTGCCTCGGTCGATTCTTTCTCACGCTCTTTCTTTCTTTCGGCAACCTCTTGGGCCACGATCTCGTCAGCCTCCTTGACCAGCTCCTCCATGGGAGCGTCGGGCTTTTCCTTCTGAAGGCGCTCCAAGACTTCCGCGGGGTGGCTGATCGGAGCCTCGTCGGACTTGGTGTAGAACCTGGAGTTATCATCCCCGGGTGTGAAGTGGTTGGTTCCCGAGATCATCCCGTCCTTTCTCTCCTGGAACATTCGAGCCGCCTGTGCCTGGTTGTCGCGGTAGCCGGTCATGATCTCCTGGAGCTTTTCGTTCGTGTAGTTGGTATCCTCGATGGCGGCTGGGTCAGGGGGGATCAGGAGCCACTTGTACATGTCGACGACGTAGATGTCGAAGGTGGGATCCTCCTTCTGGAGTCGCTTCGCGTGGTTAGCGGCTTCGTCTCTGTTGGAGAAGGCACCGCGGATCTTGATGCCGAACTTTTCGTTCTTCTGCGGAGCCTCGGGGCCTACGACGGAGAGGCACGCATACAGCTGACCGGGAACGGTGGTGTAATCCTGAGTGAGGGACATTTCTATACATATCGAGTCCCAAAACTTTAAGTTAAAGTTTACGCGTCAAAGAAAAGCATGGAAGAGCTACGCAAGACCCACAACGAGGCCAAGCGATCGTTGATCGAGGCGGTCACGAGGGAGGGAAACAGCGTACTGGACGTGGGATGCGGTTTCGGCGGCGACCTTCAGAAATGGCACAGGTGCGGCGCGAACATCAGCATGTGCGACCCCGAACCAAGTGCGCTCGTGGAGGCACGTTCTCGCGCCAAGAACATGCGAATACGGGTAAACTTCTACGAGGGGGACGTTCGCGCCTGTCCCAACAGAAAACACGACATCGTGTGTTACAACTTTTCGTTGCACTACATATTCGCCACGAAGGAACTCTTCCACGCGTCGATACGTGAGATTCGAAAACGCGTCAAGCCGGGTGGGCATCTGGTGGGTATCATCCCCGATTCGGAGAAGATCGTGTTCAAAACGCCGTTGGTGGACGACCGCGGTAATTTTTTCAAACTCAAGGAACACGGGAACGGGGGGTTCGGTGAAAAGTTATTCGTCCACCTGGTCGACACGCCTTTCTACGCGGACGGGCCGAGATCCGAGCCGGTCGCGTACAAGGACCTGTTGGTGACCCACCTCGAGGACGCGGGGTTCACGCTCTTGAGTTGGGAGGGTCTGGAGGGAAATCCCATATCGGAACTCTACAGTAAATTTATCTTCGTGTACTCTAAGAGATGATGATCGCGATCGTTCTCATCATCCTCGCGATCGCGCTCTTCGTCACCACGAAGCAGCCGGAGAACTTGAGGATCGTCAATGAAAAGTACAAAACCCTCAGGGAACACCTGCAGGAGACGGGTAACGAAAAGTTTCACATGCTCACGCGCCACATTCCCCTCACCGGCAAGCGCTGGATGAGCGAGTCCGTCGGGACCAACACCAACAAGGGTGGGGAGATCGCGCTGTGCCTGGACGGCGAACCGAACGTTATTTTCCATGTCCTGATCCACGAGCTCGCGCACTGCACGGTCGAGGAGTACTCACACTCGCCGGCGTTCTGGAAAAACTACGAGGAG